ATCAAAACAGGCTACCCACTGAACACCGTATCCCAAGTTATTAGCGCCCTGAGCCCATCCGTAGAATGGAGCGTAAACAAAGCCCAAGCCCATACCATGATAAGCGCACACATGAAAAGCGAGCCACTCGAAACCGTAACCGTAAGCACATACGACACGAACAAGGAAAAAGCATGGAACATATGTGGAGGCACCGCAACAATAGAGCCCAAGAGCCTGAAAACGTACGCCTTTTGGCAGAACATAATGTTGAAGCCCGAACGTGTAACCATAGACCGCCATATCCTCAGAACCCTATTTAAGAGAGCGCCAAAGTCACTAACCGCCAAACGGTACAAAGAGATAGAGCAGATATTCAGAACCGTAGCGAGCGCCCTATACATTGAGCCCTATCAATTGCAGGCAATTGTGTGGCTTCAAGCCCTAAACGATAAGGAGTCATAAGAACATGATAAGACCAAAGCCCAACAGCCTAAACGCTTTCCTAGTATTTAATGAAGTAAGCATTAAGGAGCTTGCGACCCAATCAGGAATTGAGCGCACCCGACTTGGAAAGTTAGCGCAAGCCAATAGCGAAAGAGAGCTCAGGTATTCAATGCGAGTTAGTGAGCTCGAAGCACTCAGGAAGATAATAGAAGGTGAGGAACCGCAGTGGATAAACCCAACAATCCCACTCTAAACACCCAACCAAAAACCGTAAACACTTGACAAGGGGAGGGATTTTCGCCCTCCCTATTTTTACGTTCTAAGGCACGCCAATTTTTCCCCTACCCAATACACGACCGCACCGCCCGAGCGCCTCAGGAGGGCAGGCAGACCCCTCAAAAGAGATTTTTTGCGGTACCTGATGGCAGACCAAGACAGGGGTATACACCTTAAAAATGCTTAATATAGATATACACCACCCAACCCTCCGCATTTAATCAAATTTTCACGACACCTGTCAAGTATTTCGTGCCATACACTTGCCTTTTGTTGGAATTTTCACTAAGCTAGTGTAAACACCATTATTACACCTACAATATGGCTTGGCACAAAAAAGAACCGATTAGGTCAAGAGAAGACTTTAACAGCCAAATTAAGCTTGTTTTGGAGTGTCTATTTAAGATACCGAGCATGTCTGATAAGCTACCTAACTACATCATGAACCGTATAGAATCCATTATTGAGTATGCGAAAAAAGAAGGCTGGAACTGAATTTACAGCTTCTGAGAAGATACAGATCCTTAACGATATAGAAGTGATTGGAAACGTGTCTAAAGTGGCTGAAAAGTACAACGTCTCTCGACAGAGCATTTACAACTGGAAGAATGAGCTTGCGCAGATCGAGGAAGAGGTCAAACAGAATGAGAAGTTTGTGCAAGCCAGAGAGGGCTCAAAATTTGACGTAGAAGTCATCAAAGACATTGAGTCGTATAAACACTTGCTTCAACAGATTGGAACGCTTGAGGAGCGAAAACAGAGCATTGGTGCTGTTGTAGAGTACAACTTGATGAGGGTGATCCAGATGTTGGAGACGCACCCAGACTTGGCGGAGATTCATCCTAAAGACCTGAGTAAGATTATGACGGATCTAAACTCTGTTAGGAAGGATATGAACAATGAGCCAGCCATTATTGTTGAGTACAAGAACAGCTTTAAGACGAATGTGATGCATGTTCTTAATGATTTCTTAGAAATGGAGCAGATGAAAGAGGTTGTTAAACGTATAGAGGCGATGGATGCAGACTTTGAGATTGTTAGCTAAACTTTTTTATTGTACCTCACAAAACGCAGGGTACAAACGCTGTAAAAGGCAGTGTAAGATGTGCAAGGAGCATTATGGCTCCAAATAAGCCCAAAGAGATTAGCTGGTCTGAGGCGTTGTTTAGTGTGATAGGGCACGAACCACCACCTGATTCGTTAGAGCTTAGAAACTCGTTTATAGAGAATTGTTTAGCCGATCAAGACGGTAACAAAGTTAGGCAAGCGGAGATACACATGACCATGCAGAAAGCCATCTTTGACTGGCAGAAGCAGGCAGACGCTAAAAAAGCCAGATTGAATGGTTTGATACGAGCTCCTTACAACACAGGCAAGTCTCAGCAAGTACCTATTGGATTGTCAGCGTACCTTACTACGAGAAAGCACGAGCTAGAAACACTGATTGTGTCAGCAGACGGTGGTATCTCTACTAAAAGGATATTGTCTTTAAGGTCTTTGTTTGATAGCGAAGTTTATAAGTACTGGTGCAGGGAGCACAACTTTAACCCGATAGAGTTAGACCGAACCGATACGGGCTCCACACAGCGGATCATTGCTAAGAGCCGTAACCGTACTGGTAACCCAACGTATGAGGCGTATGCGGTTCTCACGCAAACCACAGGTCAACGTGCTGGTGTTTTGATACTTGATGACGTTGCCAACGATGAAGATCGTATCTCTACAGCTCGTAGGGAAACCGTTTGGAACAAGGTATCTAACACATGGATTAAAAGGGTTCATGATAAAGGTATTGTTTTGAGTGTTTGTACCCCGTACCATCCCAATGACGCTAATAGTCGTTTAATGAAGTCTGGAATCTTTAATGTGTTGCAGATTTCCGTAAAAGAAGATAAAACTGGATATAAGGTAGAAGAATGGAACAACCTAAAGTAGTTATGTACGCTCGCTTCTCTGCAGCCGTTGAGCAAGAGCACATAGATGCCATAAAACACGAAATGGATCTATTTTTAGATATGATAGACGCAAAACTTATGGCTCAGAAATGGGAGGTGCTAGACACATACGAAGAAAGCTCTGTTCTTGACTATGTGATAGACAAATGTATGAGGTATGGTTGGAGCATATTGACCTATGACATGAATACGTTGCACCCATTTAAGGCTGGAGCCATATCCATTATTGAGGATGCTGCCGAAGATTCGGTTCCTATATTCTTTATAGATCCTGAAAGCGCCATGAAATCAATATTCGGTATATGAGAGAGGCTGATAAGATATGGGAAATTCCCTTATGGGAAACAAACCACAGTAAACAACGTTTACTACAAGAGGAAGCGATGGATTTCTTGTCTTATAAGCTCGGATACGAGATGAGCGAGGAAACCGATGACCCTGAACGTAAAGCATACAAACACTTTGATGGATATAATCACTACCCTGACGGAAATCTCACAACAGACGATTATGATAGCAACCTTCCTGTTTGGCTATGTGCTGATTTTAACCGTAGCCCACATTGCTGGGCGCTCTTACAGGTCAAAAAAGCAAGAAATGGGCTTAAACAGTATATTATATTTGATGAAATCTTCTCCAAAGAGGCGCTCACAACCGAGCAAGCGCAAAAAGCAGTAGCTTTACTGCAAAAATGGGGTATTTGGAAGGTTTTATTGTCTGGAGACAACACATCTAACCAGAAAAGTGGTAATTATGGTCGTGTAGGCAAGAATGACTGGGATTACGTGCGTGAAGTGTTTGATGAGAACGATATTGCTTATAAAAACGAGCTAGACGTACAAAACCCTAAGCGAAAGATACGTGTAGACAAGGTAAATAACGTTATATACGCTGGAACCAATGGTGAGCGCAGGCTTTTAGTCAATACGAGGTGTGAAAACGTCATAAAAGACTACATGTACTCCATAGTGAACGATAAAGGCTTAAAAATAGATAATGGAGACAGGGGTCACATGTCGGATGCGACAGATTACGCTATTTGGCGTAATGAGAAGGGGAACGCATCACCAATGTATGTGTTGCGATAGCCATAATTGCGTCAAACTTATGGCTGAATTACGCTAAAATTCAATACCAATATCCCTTCCGTATAAAACTACTTTTGTGTGTTGTAACCTTGCCAATTTAGGTTTTTTATACTTTTTTACTACGTGTCTAGCCTTAATAGGATGGTAAATAATAACCCTTTTATCTGATAATAATAGGCAAGCGACAATATAGTCTGTTGGCAAAGGGTTAAAAACTAGCGGATCATTCTTTTGGAAGCTCCAAGACAGCTCAAAATTTTCAGCCTGATATATGTGCTGAGACTTAATGTGCATCTTGTACTCTACAGAATTATGTACAGCAACAATATCAGCTTCATAAGACTTTTTAGATGTAGAATAAACAGATATGTCTGGTTCCGTTACGTGTTCAAACTTGAGTTTATGCTTATAGTGCTCGTAAACAGCGTATTCAGCTATTTTTCCCCTGTATATATCTTTCTTTATCTTAGCAATATCAAGCTGACCACGACCCTTATACCTGTTTTTGTTGGTTCTATACACAGCCTCAACAAAGTCAATACACTTCTTTTGGGTCTCTGGCTTTATTGTTACTTCTATCCATTTCATGGATCTAATATAAATAACTTTAGTATTGAATCAAACCATAAATGATAGCTATTTTCGTAACCATGAAACGTAAAAAAGACTCAAGATTGGAACGAGCAGGTGTGTCTGGGTACAACAAACCCAAGCGTACACCCAATCACCCAACTAAGTCTCATGTTGTTGTAGCCAAGGAGGGCAACAAAATAAAGACGATACGTTTTGGTCAGCAAGGAGTGAGTGGAGCTGGTAAATCACCAAAAACAGAGTCTCAAAAAGCTAGACGCAAATCTTTTAAGGCTAGACACGCAAAAAACATAGCTAAAGGTAAGATGTCTGCTGCTTATTGGGCTGATAAAGTTAAGTGGTGATTACATATGCCTTTAAAACGTGGTTCGTCTCCAGATACTATTTCTAAAAACATTCGCCAACTCATAAAAGAAGGCTACACTCGTCAACAGGCAATAGCCATAGCACTACAATACTCAAGAAAATGATAGACACCTCAAGACTTTACTCTGTATCAAAAGAAGTAGTTGAAGACATTATAACAAAGGAGACGAGGCATCCTTATTACAGTGTCGTTTTAGACAGAGCAAAGATAATGAACAGCTGGTTTCAGGCGGAGTATGACGAGTACACAGCCATTTCTAGCACCGTATTTTCAGACAAGTCGTATATTATTGATCAGTCAAGCATAGAGTCTGATGACGAGTACAGAGAAAGACTAGGCAGAATGAAGCTGTTTCCATTGGAGCAAAAGTTTTTGAGCGCACAACAGCGTATTTATGACGAAAACAACGTAAACAGATTGTATCCAGAAGGAAAGAGCTTCTGGAAGTGGAAAGAATCTAACTTTGATGACGCTGGATGCTCCATTACCGAGTTTTACCGAGACAAGGTTCTCTTCGTAAAAGAGGTTCTTGGATTCGGAGCCATTGTTACCGACCTTATGATGGATGTAGATGGAAATCCTATTACCGATGAAGATGGCAAGGTGGTTCCGTATAACTACGTAGTAAGACCTCACGAGATATGGAACTTCCAGATGCAACAGGGCATGCTAACGTTGCTCGTTACTAGACAGATGTACTATGACATAAATAATATTAAGAAGTACAAGTGGATGGCATACACCCCTGAATACATTTGTGTGTATGAGGAAACCAACGGTAAAAAAGAAAAGGTATTAGACATACCAAACCCGTTTGGAGAGGTTCCAGCTACGTTATTAAAAGGTCAAACCGATGCTAACAGCTCTTTTGTGGTTGGCAAGCCTAGACGTTATTCATTGAAGGGAATGTACCTAGCGGTTTCTGAGTTGTTTTATGACCTAAAGAAAGGATCCGAGCTGTTTGGTCACCCAATACCTGTTCTTACAGATAGTATTGTTCGTAGCCTTGCAGGTGTCGCAGACGATGACAAGTACGACTCTAAGACGATTAAAGAGGGTGTAGGTATGGCTATTATCATTCCTGATGACCAGCAAATACCTAGCAACATGCTATATCAAGCAGATATGCAGGGTCTTCAGCATCTTAGAGACGTAATATTCAGCGACCTTATGTCTATGATATTTTTATTGGCTCAAGTAAGAGACAAATCCGTTGTTAAATCAAACGTATCTGGATCTGCTAAGAGATTCGATAACGTAGAAGAGCAAGGTTTATTGGCGGCAACCGCTATGGATATGGAAAGTATAGAGACGCAAGTTATACGCAGAATGGCTAAGGTTAGAGATGAAGCATACGAAGACTACATGATTACGTATAGCAAGCATTATGACCTGTCTAGTGCCGATGAGATATTCTCTGACATTACAGAGGGTATGCAGTACCACGCACTCAGCCTTCCTCTACTCAAGAAACTTACTACAGAATACATGCGAAAGCGCTCTATGCCTCAAGAAGATATTGAAGAGGTTATGGAGTACTTTGATGAGTATGGCATGCCCAAAACAACCTCTGACCTAAGAAATTTGGTGGATATATTACCACCCGAAGAACTTCAACGCCAAGCACAAGTTGGTATTGAATCTAATAGCGAGCAATAATTAACTTATAATTACATTATGAGCACAGAAAACATAGAGCAAGTTGAAGCTCCTGATTCAACACTAGAGGAGTCAACCTCACAAAACACTGAACAACAACCCGCAACTGAACCCGCATTTGACAAAGATAAATTCTTTCGAGGTGCGTATAACGAGGGTAAAAACAAGGTCGAAAAAGACGTTGTTGGTAAGTTCTCTGAATTATTGGGGGATAACTTTGAGTCACTAGAAGACGCATTTTCTCGTATACAGCAAACCTTACAGCCTAAGCAAGAGGATAAAGGGGAAGCAGAGAAGTTACGAGAACTCTTACAGCAATATCAGCAAGAGGCTGAATCTGCAAAAGAGCAGTTAATGATGACTCAAATGCAAAACAGAATAGACTCTGAGTTTGGTAGTGCGTTTAGTGCTTTACAGCAGGATAACGAGCTTACACTAAAGCAAGACTACATAGAGCAACTGTTCTATAATGAATATGAAATTGAAGAGTCTAATGGGCAGTTTTATGCCGTCAAAGACGGTGTTCCTGACCTAGACGCTCAAGGCAACAGAAAATCAGTAGCTAATTCACTCGTTGAGTTTGCTAAACAATTTGCAAAGCCCAAGAAAGTGGGCGCTGGCGGAGCAACTGGTGGTACTCCAGCTAGTGAAAGACCTAGTCGTGCAGAGTTTCAGAAACTTGTACGTTCGGCTAATCCAGCAGATCGACAGAAGGCTGAGGAGCTATTCGCTGCCTCACGAGCCGCTGGCGGTTGGGCGGAACAATAAATCCATCTTATTATGGTTCGGCAACACCTTAATTGTCTATATCTAGGTCACAGCGACCCAAAAGCTAAATCAAAACTTACATTTAATTTAACTTTTATTAGATATGGCAATTAATAGCAATTTCTCAATATATGAACCAGAAGCATGGGTAGAGGTAGCTCTAGCTAACCAATATCCTAACCGACCAATGGTATCCGAAGCCGTTACTAACGTAGCTGGCGCTTCCATTGAAGGTCTAGTAGCTTCTAAAAACAAGTCTGTTAACATCACTCGTGCGGTAAAGCCAAGTGGTGCTCCTACTGCGTACACTGGATCTTATTCTTTGGATACTCCAGACGCTAGTGAAGAGACCCTAACTATCAATAAGCACTACTACACTGGTTTCAGTATCGACAAAGCTGACCAGAAATTTGCGCTTCCTGACTTAGTTCAACAGCACTTTGTACCTCACTTACACCGTTTGATTGACCAAATCAACTCAGACGTAAAAGTTGAGGCTCGTAAGGCTTTCGAAGTAGCTTTTTCTTCTAAAGGAACTGACGCTACTGTTATGGATGACAACGACCTTGCTGAAGCTCGTAGAATTATGGCTTCTCGTAAGTTCGTAACCGATAACATGATTATGGTTATCGACCCATTCGTAGAAAAAGATCTTACTACTCTAAACATCTTCCAAAACGCTAACACTCGTGGAAACAACGGTATCCAGCTTTCTGGTGCTATGGCTCAGGCTTACGGATTCGACTTCTATGTTGATAACGAAGGTTCTAGCCATACTGCAGCTACTGTTACTAATGCGGTTGTTGCTGCTAACGAAGCTGTAGGTCAAACTGAAATCACTATCGACAACGGTTCTGGTTCAGCTGCCACTGTTTCTCTTAGCGAAGGAGATGTAATATATTTTGGTTCTGCATCTGGTTCTGATGACTTCTACACTGTAGAAAGCCAAACTGGAACTGTTCTAACCTTGAAAGAACCTCTACGTAAAGCTGTTGCTGATAACGCTACTATCAACCCTGTTGATATTGCTTCTGGTGACACTGGTCGTGAGCAGTTCTTCTACGATCCATCTGCACTTGCTCTTGTAACTGCCGTAATGCCATCTGTTGACAGTGGCTCTGGTTCAGGCGTAAGACGTGCTGCTGGTTTCGAGTCTATGAACAACGTAAACTACACGTTGACTGTAGAAGAAACCAAATCTGGTGCTGACATCTTAATCGAGATGTTATACGGAGTCAAAGTATTCCGACCAGACTTAGGTGGTAGATTCATTCGAGGTAACGAAGCTAAAGGATAATCCTTGTAGCTAAAAACAAATTAGGGATAGTGGTTGTACTAAGGTACAACCCTTCCCTTTTTTTATACGCTCATGAACAGTCAAATGATAAATATAGATGAGATAATGGATTATAAAGCAGTTATAGGAACTATAGGATTGCTTTCTAGCGTAACCTTAAATCAGGTATCAGCTGGGGTATCTTTACTTATCGGTTTGGCTACTCTAGGATATATGCTTACCAAATGGTATGGCGAATGGAACAGGGTTAAACATGAACAACAAAAAAGAAATAAATAAAGATTATGGCGTTTAGTGACCTTACCCTTACAAGAGATAATATAGATGCACTAGAAGAGCTTACGTTTAGTGGAGTTAACGTCACTACGGGCACTACAACGCTCAATCTATCTCAAAAGGATAACTTGATATTGGCTAAAGCAATCAAGCTCCTTAAAACGGATATTTTAGAGGAATTGAGAGAATACATAAATGATGATACATATAGCACAGAAGTAGCGTTACTTGATGCTATACATGTGATCGACACAGAAGACTTGTTAGTAGACCTGTTATCATACAAATTTTTAGAGCTGTGGTTTTCGCAAGACGCAACACACAAGGATAGCTTTTCATACACGAAAGCTATAAAGTATTATGGTATGTATAATCAATACCTTTCAGCTAACCTCAGAAGATTAAGTGGATTATTAGCAAAGCCGAAGACAAAGCCAAGAGTTAGATTTTCTAGTATATACTAATACAATGACACTAGGTGAGACCATACTAAAAGACATTGATACTATGCTTGACGGCACAAAGGCTGAAAAGGTATATAAGCAAGTGGGTCGAATCTATAAAGAGTCTATAGACAACGCTAACCGAAAAGCTATTGATCCAGACGGGTCGGAAAGAATAGAACTATCTGATGAGGCTCCATGGTATTATAGAACAAAAAAGGCGGAGGCAACAGGTAGAGACAAACCTGATTTAAGATTTTCTGGTAACGCTGAAAGAAGTTTGACTTATGACATAAAAGATGATGGGTTTAATATGTATCACTCTGATCCAGATGCCGCATACTATATGTATAAGCACGAATACGGCATTGGTCATATGCCTAAGCGTAGACAGTTTCCAACCGATGAGGGGGAGTTTAATGATAGCGACTCTTCTTATCAAAAGCCTAACATAGAGAAGGTGACGCAGATCGTAACAAAACACCTTAACTCTAAAAGAAAATTAAACTTCTATGGATAGAAACTCTATACTTAGTGGCTATAAATCATCATTTTTAACGTACTCTGGTAATGATGCTAGACCAACCGTAAACAAGGTATTGAAATATAGTGGAAACAATTTCGATATTAGAAGGCGTGGTGACATTATCAGAGAAGTAGTAATTTTTAAGTTACTAAGCTCTACGACACAGTACATGATACAAGACGATAAGCCTGAAGAGGTATTGCAAAGGTTTCAGGCAAATGTGTTTGTAGAACAATCTGATAGTCACAGTGTTAGAGAATCTAACTATGACAGAATATTAGAAATCGTTGACCAGTTATTTGACTGGGCTAATGCAACAGACGGATCAAGTATTACAAGCGATGTGCTAACCATAACCGTAACAGGCTCTGATAGCATAGAAGAGGATGATGGATACTTATCTGTAAACGTGAATTTTGAAAGCATAATCCAAATATAACATAACACAAAACTATGGCAAACAAGTTAATCTTTGAATCAGCTGAAATATTACAAGACAATGGATCTACATCTGTTGGCATAATATCTCAAATTACCGTAGACGGTTCAGAAATCGCTATTACTCCTAACTCAGTAATGATTGAGGATAATCGTGAGGTTTATGAGTCTTTTACTGGTAGAATCGTTATCCGTACTCTACAAACTGCCTTTGATGGTGGTGGAGACATCCTTAGCAACGCTTATGTTGTTAGCGGAGGAAGCCTAACTGGCAAATCAGAAGGATACTTGCGCTTAAACGGCAAGGGAGACTCACCTTCATTACGAACTCCTCTTACTTACATTCAGGGTCATAATGACTTTAGTAATGGTCGTAGAGAAATCGTATTAATGGGGCAAGCAGAAGAATTAAGTAGCTCCAGCGCAGTAACTGTATCTTAATAACCATAAGGAGGTAACGTAACCATGCCAACGCAACTTAGCAAGCTGGCTATAACCGATGGTACCACCTCTTTGACATTCTCTATATATCAAGAGGGTGCTGAAGAAGCGTCTAGGCAGGTTATATCCATAACTCCAAATACGGCTATCATTGAGAATAGCCGAGAAATCATAACAAGCAAAGTGTACGACCTAACCTTGGTTGGCGTATACTCTTCTGCGTCTGCGTCTCAACTACAGACTTGGGCTAATGCTGGAACAGACCTAGATTTTAGTGGGTATGGTACAGACGGCTCAATCTTACAGGGCGAAGGAACCATTCAGGCTGTGTCTGGATTCGAAGATAACCTTGCCATAAAGTTATCCTCCCAGCGTGAGGCTCTTGGCGGATATGATTCGTCAACGGGCAAACACTCTTCTGGGTTGTCTTACGACAAGAATGGTTTAGCCCTGTACAAGTGGGGTGACGCAGACAGTAACAATAAAGCTGACGGTTGGGGTAATACTGGAGGTACTGGCTGGAGCTTTGATATAGTAGATGGTCAATACTTTACTACAGCTTCTAGTGCAGCTTCTGTACAAAGAAGATTGTACTTTCCGTTCCCTAATCAGCGATTGTATTTCAACATTGATGTAAAATCATATACAGACGGAACTGTAGGTCAAGCTAACATTTATCTTGAAGGATTTCAAATTAATGGAACCACATCTACTGGAACCTCTAATGTTGTTAGCATAACTGGAGTACAGGCGTTTCAAGACTATCTTGACGTGCCAGACGATACTGTATACGTAGACGTTGTTGTTCAGATTGCACAGGATGATGAGTTACAATTTAACGAACCAACTGTTCAGATGGATAGTACCTATACGTTTACAGAATTTAACACGTAATAACACATAATAAAGCGAGCAATTATGGGTAGACTAACAAAAGTAGTAGGCGAATTTATGGGGGTAAAGTTTGAAGTTAAAGCAACCCCTATTCGCTTTGATAAAGTAATCGAGGATCGTAAAAATATGCTCTTCGATTGGTACAAAGAGAATCATCCAAAGGTGCACAAAAAGCTAACAAGCGATAAGTATACCATAGATGACTTCACCTTTGAGGAATTAAACCATGTTAACTCATGGATGATAGATGAAGACTTCAGGGCTAAGTACTGCAAGTTTACTGCTGAAAAATGCATGAAACTAGCTAAAGAATTGCCTGATACCGTATGGAAATCTGATGACCTTGAGATAGGAACTATCGAGGAGGCTTGGGATTTTTTTACGAAGAGGCGTCAAGTACCTATAAATGGAGTCGGAGTACTTTAGAGTCATTAGACTTGCTCGCACCTAATGACCTAGTGGTCGAGATTGGCGGTTCGTACGTTTATTACTGTTACGTTCTCGCTGATTTCGATCCATTGCGAGCTAAGGAACTTGAAGCCGAGTGTTCGGTGGAAGACATAACAAAAGCCATGATGGCTAGAGTAGCCTATCACAAGCCAAAGGAATAAATTAGATGCCAGATTTAGTATACAATGTTAAGTTCAAGATAGATAGCTCGTCAGCTAACAGTCTGAAAAATGTTGTAGACGCAAACGCATCTAAACAGGTAAAAGAGCTTCAAGAGGCTCTTGCTATATTACAGCAAAAACTTAATAGCACATCCAATCAAACTAAGGATATAGACAAGGAAACAAAAGATTATATCTCTACGGCTAACAACCAAAAGGCTTTAGTAAAGTCTTTAAGTTCTGAGATGGCTAAGACAGTTCGTGTCTATGGAGAGAATAGCAAGCAAGCTCAGACTCTTAATGATGTTTTACTAAGAGAAAATCAGATACTTGATAATACGATACTGACACTGGATCAATACGTAAGCAACACCGAGCTTAGTACGGATGCACAAACAGCCCTGTATAATTCTATAGCGTCTGGTAACACTACCATGGTTCAGGCTAAGGCAAGGCTTAATGAGTATAAAAGAGCTATATCTACGTCTGGTGACGCTGTTGGTCAAATGAACACTCAGTTTTCGGCTGGAAACCAAGCCATATTCTCGTTCAGTGACATGATTCAGGATTCGGCTCAGTTTCAGTTTGGATTTGCTCAGGGTATGCGAGCCATTGGTAACAACATTGGTTACACAGCGGAACTTATGGCTGTAATGACTAAAAATGCAAGAGAACAAGGCATGACCTTTGGTCAGGCAATGAAATCATCACTTACTGGTATTAACGCATTTATAGTCGGTCTTAACATTGCTGTTACGGCTGTAACTTGGTTTGGTAAAAATGTTGGTAAATCATCTAAAGAAGCAACTGATGCTATTAATGCCTTTGTAGAAGCGTCTGCAGCCTTAAAAGATACTGGTGACTTTGACTTTTTAGATGTACGAAAAACACAGGCGCAAATAAAAGAACTAGAGGATTTTAAGAAAAAAGTAGCCGATAACGATGCTCAGATAGAGTCGATGAAAGAGTATATAAAAGTTGTAGATAGATTTGGAACTACTACTTTTAAGCAAACCTCAGCATCAAAAAAGGCGATAAAAGAATTTGAGAAAACTTTAGGTGTTTTTGGTAAAACCACTGTAAAAGAGCTTCAAAAAGAAATAGATGAGTTAAATCAAGTACTTAAAGACAATGAGCAGTTAGCTAAAGAAAATCAACTTGCTATGTATATGCAAGACATTGATGCCACAACCAATAAAGTATTGTTGTTTACTGAAGCTGGGTTGGATGCTGGTCAATCTTTGCAAGATTTATCTAATGAGCTTGGTCAAGAAATTGAGATGACTAAGTCATTAATGAGTACTAATGATGAATATATTGCTCAGTATGAATTTTTAGTTCAGCAGTACGATAAAGTTGAGGCTGCAATTAAGGCTAAAACTGATGCGGAGAAAAAAGAAGCTGAAGAGGTAAAGAAGAAAGCTAAAGAAGAGTATGATGCTCTATTAGAGATAGCAGAGGGATACGAAGAGCGAAGAAAAATGGTTGAAGCAACCAATCAAGCTATTAAACAGTTAGCACAAGAGGATTACGAAAAGATACAAGCCGAAAGAGCTAAGGAAGCTGGTAATCAGATATTGGATACCTACGAAAAGAGAATGAAGATAGCCAATGATGCTGGAATTGCTCATTACAAACACTATACAGAGTTCGTACAAGTAGAACACTCTCGGTTACTCATGACGCTATCTGTTAACGGTAAGTTGAAGGATGTTTACGCAGAGCGCATGGCTATGATGAAGGAAGAGCAAGACATGGCTAAAGAAACCCTTAGCGTTATAGGTAAGTTTACTGTTACCGATGAGCTGGTTGCGCCAATGAGGGGATCCATTGCTTTCTTGGAAAAGGAAATTGCTGGATTAGAGTCTGGATACGCTAATGTAACCACAGACGCTGCAAGAGAAAGTTTAGCAACGGTAATTAAAGGTAAACAAGAAGAGCTAGACGCTAAGAAAGCGTTTATGGCAGAAGAGACTAAGGTAACTGAGTTTAATGGTAAGAAAATGGCTAAAGCAGCTAGTTTTATAAGTGACGGTCTATTTGAGAATGAGAAAGCAGAAGCTGTAGCCTCAGCAATAATAAACACTTACAAAGCTGCAACTCAAGCTCTTGCTTCAGCGCCACCTCCATTTGGAGCTATTCTTATGGGTGGGGTCATTGCCTCTGGTATTGCTCAGGTCAAGAAAATAATGAAGACTAAGAAGGGTGATAAAAATGTTGATTCTGGATCTACTGGGGGTAGAACAACCTCTGCTTTAGTTCAGGCAAATGAGGTAGAGCGACCTACACAGTCTATTAGCTTTATGCCTAACAAAGCGGCAGACATGGCTTCTTCTAGTCAACCTTTAAATGT